GTACAGCGTCTCGCTTGCGTTGCTTCCGTCGAAGATGACCTCAAGTTCGGCGCCCCATCCGGCCGCCCCGTCGCCGTCCACGAACTCGTCGGCGTAGACCTGCTCGACGAACGAGCGGATGCGCGACCGCTGCACCCGGAACTCCATCGTTTCGAGGTTTGCGAGCCGGATCCTGATCATGTCAGATCAGCGAGATGAGGGCGTTCGCGGTCACGGTGCCGCTGGCGACGGTCATCACGACCTCGACACGCTCGTACCCGAGGATGTCAACCAGCACGCCTCCGCCGTTGCAGATCGCGGCGTTGCCGTTGAAGATCTTGCAGTCGCCGTTGACCTTGCTGTAGGTCAGCCCGGGGAACAGCGTCGTCCCGTTGATCGACTGCCCGGTGCCGGAGGCCGACGCCGTCACGTTCACCGTGCACAGGAGCATGGGGTGGTACCTGCCGGACTCCGAACGCGAGAAGCCGACGACGTGCATCACGAACGCCTGCGACGCGACGCTCACGAGCGGCTGGATCTTGGCGTAGTTGAATCGGCCGGAGAAGACGATGCCCGCGCCGTTTCCGCTGGTGGACGTTTCCGGCATCGTGTCGGTGGCGTTGAGCACCGTCGCCGAGGCCGTCGCGGGCAGCGTGACGTTCGTGCCGTGCGCGACCCGGAATCGGTCGAACACCGAGTCGAGCGCGGAAATGGTCTGGAGGTGTCCGATGACGCTCATGTCTTGTCTCCTAGTTCGGGTTCTGGACGTACCCGTAGTCCGGGCGGGTCCAGTTGGTCATGTGCGGGGAACGGCTCGGGCGCAGCCTGCCGAGGTCGCGCTGGAGCAGGCCGTCCTTGGTGCTGGCCGTCGCAAGGAGCGGCCCGGCGTCGATCTCGGCGAGCCGCTGCGAGAGCCCCTCGTCCTCGTATGCCTGCGCGAAGGCGCGGACGTAGGCGATCATCAGGGCGTCGCAGTACTTCGGGATGGGGATCTCCCACGAGTCGGCGGCGTCCGACGCGATCGTCACCCACCCGGCGCGGTACCGGACGGCGATCGAGTCGGTGACGTTGCCCGTGGGGGTCGGGTAGATGTCGAGCCGGACGGCAGGCAGCGCGGCGCCGTCCGACGGCGGCGTCCTTGCGAAGGTGGCATGCGTGACGCCCGGCCCGGTCATGGTCAGCCCCAGTTCCCGCAACTGCTCCATGTGGTCCGGGGTGACCATCTCGATCAGGTAGCCGAGCGACTCCCGGCTGATGATCGAGATGATCTCCTCGCAGTCCGTCGGGAGCGCCAGCCACGACTGGCCGTCAACCAGCGAGATGTACTTGGTCGTCCGCTCGCGGAACCGCCACGGCCTGCTGAACAGGTACTGCCCGGCCTGATTGACGATCTCGGCCAGCCGGGCGTTGCGCGTCTGGCCCGGCGCCAGCGACGGGTAGCCGCCGACGGACAGGACTGCGTGGTTCTTCGCTTCGGAGAACGTGGGCATCGAAATCCGCCCGGGGGGTTTCCCCCCCGAGCGGCGTTGGTCACTTCAGGTCACTGGGTCGTCACGTCCATCGCACCGGAGAACAGCAGGACGTTGATGAGCCCTGCCGATCCGGACGCCTTCGTTTCGAGGGCGATGGCGACGGTCGTGTCGGGCGCGGTCGAGCCGCCCGCGTTGGTGAATTGGCCCGCGGTGTCGGACACGAACAACTTCGACCCGAGCACCGCGTTGTTGGTGTCCGGGTTGACGTTGGCGCGGACGATGCCGCCGAACTGCACCATCACCTCGGTTCCGGCTGCGCCGGACTCCGAGCCGAGGTCAACGACGACCCCGAGGAACCCGGCCTGCGCGTGCGCCCCGTTGCCGTTGGTCGCGGCGGCGTCGCCGTCGGCCAACTTGACGCAGGCGAACGGGGAGAGCGCCTGCTCGGCGACGGTGGTCGGCGGGTAGACCGCGCTGGTGTGGTTGAACGACGAGATCACCACGTCGCCGACCGCGAGCGCGGACGAGTGACGGTTGATCATCCGGGCGACGTGACCGTGCGGCTGGATGCCGATCGGGCCGCTGGTGGGAGCGAGAATCATGTCATGTGCCTTTCTTCTTTGGGATCGTGGGGGCGGCCGAAGCCGCCCCCACGCGATTCATCACGCGAGGTCGCGCTTGAGCGGGGCGACGATGCCCATGCGCTGGCGGCTGTTGCAGAACAGGTTCCACCAGCAGTCCACCACCTGAACGTAGGTGAAGGGCTGGTTGGGGTGCTTCATCACGTCGTGCTTCGAGAAGTACCGACGGCTGTGGTAGATCGGCGTCAGGTAGTTGCCGTTCACCCAGTAGTAGCGGGCACCGGGGTCGGTGGCCGCCGTCTCCGTCGCGCCCGCCGTGGTGCTCGCACTGGCGTCGAGGGCACCCGACGCAGCCGTGCGGACGGCCGTTCCGGGGAAGATCGCCGCCGTGTCGAGGTTCGAGCAGTACATCAGTTCGATGCCCGAGTACGACGGGTTGTTGTACGCCGGATCCTGATACGACACGAGGGTGTCGTTCGCGGCCCGGAGCGCCTGCTTGTACTGGTTGATGCCCAGCCGCGAGCAGAGGATCATCTGCCGCTGGAGGCTGGGCTTCTCGAAGTACTCCTGCTTCGTGCTCGGGGGCTGGAACTGCACCTTCAGGAACATGTCGTCGAACGCCGTGATCAGGCCGCCGCTCTCCACCGAGGTGGTCGTCGCGGTGTGGTCGCGGACGTTGTCGATCCCCGACACCGTGACGCGGGCGGCGTTGGCCGTCGCGGCGGTGTTGTAGTAGGAGATCTGGTTCGTCCATCGATCCTCGCCCGTCGTCGTCGAGGAGGTCTGGTTGTTGGCGAGGTTCATCACGCTGGTCCAGCCGAGCGGCACCGAGCCGCGCAGGCCGAAGGCGTTGTTGAAGTCCGGCACCTCGGTGATGAACGCGGGCAGCGAGAACGGCAACTTGCCGCCCGAGCCCTCCATCTCCGAGAAGTTGCCGAACGGCGTCCGCCACAGGTCGTCCTCGAAGCCGTTGAGCAGCGAGGTCCACATCCGCTGCTCCTTCTGCCGCTTCAGGCGCTTGTACTGCGCCTTGACGTAGTCGCGCCCGGCGCCCTCGCCGGAGTTCAGTTCGACCTCGTGGTCGGTCCACGACATGTGGTCGATCGAGAAGCGCCACGGGCACTTGATCGTGTCCAGCACCTGCGCGTTGCGCCAGTTGAACGTGTCGTTCGGCAGGTAGTGGTCGTAGGTGGACGAGTCATCGAACATGATGACATCGCGGATCTCGTTGCCGCCCTGAATGGTGGCCTCGGAGGTCTTGTCCTTGAGGAGCCGCGAGAACGCATAGGTGTTCTTGACGGCCTCGTTGATCACGGCATCAGCCGAGGTCAGGTAGGTCGGCCCGGTGGCCGCCATGAAGTCATTGAAGGTCTGGAGGGGAGTCCCTGCCATGACAGTCTCACTTTCTGATCAGCCGCATGGCCTCGTCCCGGGTCTTGCCTTCCATGAGGGCGTCGAGGATGGCGTCCTCCGCATCCACGGGCTGGCGCGGGCGTTCGGAGCGGGACACGCCGCGAGCGGCTGTCGGCTGCGATGCCTTGCGAACCTGTGACTGGGAGGGCGCCGTCGATGCCGTCAGGCTGGCGAAGGCTTCCTGAGCGAGGTGCATGACGGAGGGATAGGTTCCGGGTTTCGATGACCCGAGGCGGTCCATCTCCGCGACGATCGCCTCGCGAGACGGGGCTTTCTGCCCGTACTGCGAGGAGAACCACGTCACGGCGCTGTCCACCTGAGCCATCAACGATTGCTCCGCCTGACGCTGCTGCGCCGTGCGGAGTTCGGCGAGTTCGGCACGCATCGCCCGGATGGGCTTCGCGGCCTCGGCGCCAAGCAGTTCCTCGACCTCGGCGAACGGGTCTTCCTCCTGCGCTGCGGGATTCGTCGGCTTGGCGGGTTCGCCGGGATCGACCTCGTCGTCCACGTCGTCCTCCAAGTCGTCGTCCGGCGCCTTCGGCTCCGTCGCGGCCTTGGCCTTCAACTGCTTCTCCAGTTCGGACATCTTCTTGCCGTACCCATCGACATCCTTCTGCCGCTTGGAAGCCTTCTCGGCCCAAGCGCGGAGGGTTGCGTCGTTGGCTGCGGCGATGACCTCTTCGGGCACGCCGTCCCTCTTCAGGACGGACGCCCATGCCGTGCGCTCCGACGACTGCTGCGCCGGAACGGGATCGGGGCGTGGTTCGACGGGAGCGTCTTGCGGCTCGTCGTCGTCACGCGACAGCAGCCGATCGAGGATCGCGTCGTCGTGATCGACAACGGAATCCTCGGCGGCTGCGGGGATCGCCTCGGCCACGGCGGCCTCGGCCTCGATCGTCTCGGTCTCGACGTTGGGTTCACTCATTGTGTCCTAGTCCTTCTCAAGTCCATGCTGGGCCATGACGTTGCGCTCATGGCGGCGCGATTCGATGATGGGCTTGCCCTGACGGTTCGTCCGGCACCCGGGCAACCTGCGCGGGAGCGCGTTCGAGACGTAGGGGTACTGCGAC